GTCTCATTTCATGGGAGTGTGACTACGAGCAACAGACGCAAGATGGGGGTTCTGACTAACATAAGATGATCTATCCTATCTATACATCATGGGGGACCGTGGAGTCCGAGGATGACCTGTCGCACGTTAAGTCGATCATGGCCCTGTCAGGATCAGACGGCAAGGTGCAGTCCCGCATGGAAACCATAAAAGACCTATCCGAGCTTTGGTCCCTGTGGGGTCACAGCGCGACTGAGATATTAATGGCATCAGGAAGTTCGCTTATATTTACTGGTGATGAGAGTCTCGTAACCGACAAAACATCATTCTACAATGGAGTTCCAGTATGGAACTGGCTCCCTGTGAAGGAGACGCTGTATACGACAGAGGATAACACAGTCGTATTCAGTATTGCACAGAAATGAGACAAGCAAGTCTCAGTTACAAGAAGGAGAAACTAAAGCTTAAGCGCGATAAGGCGCGTAAGATGCACAAGGTAGTGCGCAACCGCAAGATCGAACAACAGAAATCACGGAGAACATTGAAAGAGATGGAGACAGGACTACGATCACGCCCCATGTCAGAGAAGACGGAAACGATCTTCCTGAACATGCTGAAGCGCACCCCTTATAATGTATCAGAGGCGTGTCGCAACACAGGTATAACGAACGCGGCTGTATACCAGCTACGCCGATTCAGCGTTGAGTTCACGGAGAAGATGGACGCTATTAGGGACGGCGAGTTAGATGAGCTTGAACAGCTACAGATAGATGCGGCGAAGGAGGATACGTCAGCGCGGCAGTGGGTCCTCGCGAGAGCACGGCGGGACCGATGGGGAGACAAGTCTACAGTTGATGTGTCCCATGAGGTGCGCGAATACGGTGATGCGCGTGAGATACCGACAGACGTATTAGAGGAGTTTATACGTAAACGCTTCCCTCATTTGGCGATGGAAGCAGAAGCCGTTATCGTGTCGCATGATGACAACGAGGTGGAGGCTATGGCTTCCGCGCTGTCCGACATAGATGACAGTGAGCGCCAGCCCTTAGATGGCTTATCAGAGGTCGAGGATGAGGACGACATTAAGTGATGTATCGCGTAGGCCATTCTCGTCTCCATGATCCTATCTTTAATGACTTGCTTCCACTGAGACTTATCTATGAAGTCAAGCCCCAATGACTCATCTCTAAGCATGGACTGACACTGGTAACATACCGTATCCGCGAATGTCAACTGAACACCAGACTTCCCCAATGGAGCATCACAGGTCACACAAAGTTTGTTTTCCATACATATAAGATAAGAAAGTTCTTGACATTGCGCAAATCATTTTCTATATTATAAGCAGGTTGGGGTGCATGAGGTAATGGAGAACCTCGCCAGTTAGTAGCTGGTCGGAACAGGCTTCCGTTGGTGGGTTCAAATCCCCTCGCCCCCTCCACATATTTTATCCACATGCTTAAAACGGGGAGGTTCCACATTATGAAGTATGTGGAAGTAAGTATCGCAGTTCCAGACGATCTCTACGAAAAGATAGATGCTATCGGAGCACCCTACGGCGTAGAGATAAACGAGGTCATACGAGACATCCTATGGCGGCACATCGTGCGCGATCTGACGAATAGGTTATATGACCCAACAGCGGAGATTTTAGATGTCTAAAGGAACAACGAACAAAGTCATTCTCATCGGCAATCTCGGTCAGGACCCTGAGGTCAAAGCAGTAGGAGATACGCAGGTCGCGAACCTGTCACTCGCTACGACCGAATCTTGGAAGGATAAGGCGGGTGAGCTTCAAGAGCGCACGGAATGGCATCGGGTGTCCATGTGGGGTCGGCAAGCAGAAGCTATCGGCCAATACGCGAAGAAGGGGTCCAAGCTCTATATCGAAGGGAAAATTGAGACTCGGACCTACGAAAAGGATGGCGAAAAACGGTATTCGACAGAGATAAAGGCGAACAGTTTTGAGTTCTTGGACAAAAAGGAGGATTCAGCGGGATCGGGAAGCTTCTCGCCGCCGCCTAATGCGAAGGATGAAGATTTACTACCGTTTTAGAAAAAACTAACCTCAATATTGCTACCGTTCCAATCATTGCTTATATTTATAGTAACCTATAAATGGAGGCAGCAATGAAGAAGTGTAAGCAGTGTGAGGTTGAGAAGGAAATTGAATCATTCTACGTCCACAATGGCATGAAGGATGGTCACCTTAACAAGTGTAAGGAATGCGTTAAGTCTCGCGTTAGGAGGGACCGACAGGTTTCCCCTAACGCGAGACTGTATGACAAGAAGAGATATAAGGAAAATCCCGTGCGCAGGGCAAAAGTCTTAGCCGATTCAAAGAGGCGACAGTTGGAAAATCCTGAGAAGGCGAAGGCGCACAGAGCGGTTAGTAACGCAATCAGGAACAATAAGCTAATTAAGCCAAAGACTTGCAGTGAATGTGGCAAGGAAGGAAGAGTAGAGGGATGTCATCACGACTATTTAAAACCATTGGAGGTCAGATGGCTATGTACTGTTTGTCACAGGGTATATGATAATGTCACTAAACCCTTTTAATACAGAGGTGGCTTCGGCTACCCCTTCTAAGGCGTGCTATCGCTGTCACGAGCTTAAGCCAATGACTGAATACTACGCCCACAAGGGCATGAAGGACGGTCGCCTCAACAAATGCAAGGCGTGCCAGTGCTCTGATGTCAGGAAGTCACAGTATCGAAAGCGAATCCGTGAAAAGAACGATTAAGATTAATCGGATGATCAACCTATCGGAACACATAGACCATAAGAAGTGGCCCGAAAGGTATAAACTTTCCGTAACTGGTTACGAGATTCAGATCGTTTCCGAAGATTCGGACTATAATGACGAGTTTTTCTCTAATGCCGCAGACCTGATACGCGATTCTATACATGAGGCACTGGAAGCGGAATACGAGAAGATCGAAGAATGGGTTGCCGCGCATTCCATAAGTGGAGAGAGCGTCACATACCACGGAGATGGCCCTATGCAAGGACTCAGTGGTATCACATTTGACCAAACATCGACAAATCAGTGGCGACGACCGCTTTCTGGTCTTGAAGATGGTGGCTCTATTCCAGTACCGAAGGGGCTGACATTCAAAAACGCAGAACCTTAGACCTTATAACAGAGGAAGAGTTAGCCCGTGAGATGCTCGGACGCTTAAAAGCGCGAGAGACTCTCATGGGCTTCATCTGTTACACGATGCCCGACTTCCAGCCCTCTGCGCACCATCACGCGCTGACCGAAAAGCTGGATCAAGTGATCGCGGGGACCTGCACGAGGCTTATAGTGACCATGCCACCTCGCCACGGCAAGTCGGAGATCGGCAGTAAGAAGCTTCCAGCCTATTTCTTGGGCAAGAAACCATCACTCGACGTAATCTGTGCTACCTACAACAGCGAACTCGCGAGTTCTTTTGGCCGTGCGGTGCGAGATCAGATATCGGACGAGTCTTACGGCAACGTATTTCCGTCCATCGCGATAAAACCATCAGATAGAGCCGCTGATAGGTGGTCTACGACAGGGGGAGGGGCTTATCATAGTGCTGGTGTAGGCGGGAGGCTCACTGGTCTTGGTGGTTCCCTCCTCCTGATAGACGATCCGATCAAATCACGTGAAGATGCGGAGTCCAAGCTCGCGAGAGACAGGACTTGGGATTGGTATCGGTCTGTTTTATACACGAGACAGGCTCCCAACGCCGCTATAGTCGTTATACAGACCCGCTGGCACGACGATGACCTTACAGGTCGCCTCTTACTGGACATGGACAAGGGTGGAGAGCAGTGGGATGTCATAAATTTCCCTGCTATCGCGGAATCGGAGGACGATCTTGGCCGCAGTATCGGTGATCCGCTGTGGCCAGCGTGGTTTCCGCTGGATGTACTGGAACGGACCCGCAAAACAATCGGAAATAGAGACTGGTCTGCGTTATATCAACAGAAACCTGTCGGAGATGACGGAGAATACTTTGAACGGGCTTGGGTAGAGGACAATTACTATGATTACGGACGGGTTTTGGACGATTTTAATAGGGGTCGCCACCCAATGCACATATATGGCTCCTCTGACTACGCAGTTACGATTGATGGCGGGGATTATACGGTTCACTTAGTCGTTGGCGTAGATTCTCAGGACCATATATACATCTTAGATATGTGGCGCGGACAGACGGACACAGATAAGTGGATAGACGCATTCTGTAACCTCGTCCTCAAGTGGAAGCCTATGCGATGGGCCGAAGAGAGCGGTCAGATACTAAAAAGTATTGGCCCATTCCTCTCTGCGAGGATGAAGGCGAGAAAAGCGTACGTCTTTAGAGAAGCATTTACGTCCACAGCGGATAAGGCGGCACGCGGTAGGTCTATTCAGGCCCGTATGTCTATGGGGATGGTTAAGTTCCCTGAGAATGCACCGTGGATGGCTGATCTGCTACACGAGATGACGCGATTCCCCGCATCACGCAACGATGATATGGTCGATACGCTGTCTCTGATAGGTTGGATGATAGATAAGTTAAGCCCCGCAAAGGCTTTAGCATATAATGGCCCACAAGAAATAGAACCAACAACGATGGGGGAGATATGGAAGAATCACTTGAGGGGACGGAAGGGGAAGCGGAGAAGGGGTGGGATCGTGATTTAGAGCGCGAGTTTGCGGAAGCAGTCGCGGGTAAGCCATACCTTATCCCGTCAGAGTTCGTGCTATCTGGACCGCTTGAGCATGGCGTACCAAAATTGACACACCCAAGACTTGACGGACCCTTTATAAATAAGCCCATAGATCAGGATGCGGTTGTCGCTTCCTACGTCTGGAACAATAAGAAGCGGTTCGACGTAGCCTTCTCAGGACAAGAACTTCGCACATGGTCAATTCGACCTGAACACAGAGCGAAGTTGATGAGATTCAAGATATCCGCGCTATGCGAAGCGTTCAATGAGGACGTTAGAAAATAAGACTACATTTAATGCAGTATCCCCGCTATTGCCTATCTTATAAGCCATACTACTACTATATCAACGGTGAAAATGGCTTATCCCTCCGACGAATTAGAACGTCTTGAGTATTGGCGTAGACAGATCAAGTATGCAGAAGACCTCATGGAACCCATATGGAGGGTATCTGAAACGCTTGAG